GCGAACTGCTTGGCAAATACGCGGGCGTGGTGGTCGATACCCTGAAACACACCGGTGCGGTCGGTTTGGTGCCATTGCAACTGACCGACGAGCAGAAAATCAAGATACTCAAGGCATTGGAGAATGACATTTGACCGGTGATCGCATCAGCCCCGAGGAGGCCGCCCGTATCGTCGCGCGCGAGGCGTGTGAAGCCGACTTCACATTTTTCGCGCGCTACTTTTTCAAGCGACGCAAGGGCACGCGATTCGTGTTCGCGGACCATCACCGGGTGCTGTGCGATGACCTGATGCGCGTGTGGCGCGGGGAAATCACGTTCTACATTGCCAACCTGCCGCCGCGGTATGGCAAGACCGAGCTCTGCATCATCCTGTTCGCCGCCTGGTGCTACATGAAAAACCCGCGGTGCGAGTTCATTCACCTGAGCTACGCCGACACGCTGGTGCTCGAGAACAGCGACGCCATCAAGGACATTATCAAGTCCAACGAGTTCCGCGCCCTCTGGCCCGAGATAGGCGTGCGCGCGAACAAGGACAGCAAAAAAGCATGGGACACGACCGATGGCGGCAAGCTGTACGCCACGGCCAGCGGCGGCCAGGTCACCGGTTTCGGCGCGGGGCGACTCGACGAGTGGAACCCTGCCACCGATGAGTTCGTTTTCTCCGGCGCGCTGCTCATCGATGACCCGGTGAAGCCCGACGACGCACGCAGCGACCCTGTGCGCGAGGCGATCAATGCACGGTGGGACAGCACCATCAAGTCGCGGCGCAACAGCCCGCGCACGCCCGTCATTTGCATCATGCAGCGGGTGCATGAGCACGACTACACCGGCATGCTCATCGCTGACACGGAGTTCGATTGGTTCGTGCGCGCACTGCCGGCGCTCATCGACGAGGACGGGCCCACCGAGCACGCGCTCTGGCCAGCCAAGCACGATGTTGACGCGCTCAAGGCGATGAAAAAGAAAAACGCCTATGTGTTCGCCGCCCAGATGCAGCAGCGGCCCAGCCCGCTCGGCGGCGGCCTGCTAAAGGGCGAATGGTTCACGCGCTACAGCGTGTTGCCCGAAATCACGTATCGCAAGATTTACGTTGACACGGCGCAGAAGACCAAGCAGCGAAACGACTACAGCGTTTTCGAGGAGTGGGGCTACAGCCAGGCCACCGGGCGCATCTATCTCATCGACATGATTCGCGGCAAGTGGGAGGCGCCCGAGCTCAAGCGGCGCGCGATCGCGTTCTGGGCCAAGTGCCTCGCGCGCCAGGGCCTGGGGTCGTTGCGGCAGATGCGCGTCGAGGATAAGGCCAGCGGCACGGGCCTGATTCAGGAGATTGGTGCGGCCGGCGCCATCCCGATTTATGCGCAGCAGCGCAACACCGACAAGCTCATCCGGGTGACGGATGGCTCGCCGTTCGTCGAGGCGGGGCTGGTGTGCGTGCCAGAGGATGCCCCCTTCGTCAGCGACTTTATCGGCGAGAATGAGGCATTTACTGCCGATGACACGCACGCGCACGATGACCAGATCGACCCGATGCTCGATGCTATCGAGGATATGCTGGCGAGCGCCTCGTCTCTCAAACCGTGGGAAAACCTGATATGAAACCGCAGCGCACCATTCGCAAGTCCGGGGGCACCGGCGCCGGCACGATTGACGGCCTTACCAACGTGGTCGCGCGGCTAGGCGCCGGGGTGCCAGGGGTGGGCGGCAACAATGCGCTGAGCCAGAGCACGTACCGGCAGAGCGGCCTATCGCTCAATCCGCGCCTGCTCGAGCAGATGTACGCAAGCAGCTGGATCGTGGGCAAGGTGGTCGACTGCGTGGCTGAGGACATGACGCGCGCGGGCATCATCATCCACGGCACCGATCAGGTGGATGAATTGCAGGCGGTGCTCACGAATACGGGCGTGTGGAACGGCCTCACCGAGGGCATCCAGTGGGGGCGCCTGTACGGCGGCGGCCTGGCGGTCATGATGATTGAAGGGCAAGACCTGGCCACCCCGCTTCGGCTCGACTCGGTGACCAAAGGCTCGTTCAAGGGCCTCACCGTGCTCGACCGCTGGCGCGTGACCACCGAGGGCACGACCACCCTGGCCAACGGGGGCGCCGCGGGCCTGCCCGAGGTCTACCGGCTCAGCGCCACGAACGAGCGCGTGCACCATAGCCGCGTGCTGCGATTCATCGGCAACAAGCTGCCCTATTGGGAGGCGCTCAAACTGCAGGGCTGGGGCGCCAGCGTGGTCGAGCGCATGGATGACCGTATCATCGCCTTTGACAGCGTGACGATGGGCACGGCCAATCTGGTGTTCCGCGCCTACCTGCGCACAGTTCGCGTGGATCGGTTGCGCGAGGTGCTCGCTGCGGGCGGCAAGGCGGAGGAGAACCTCATCAAGATGTTCAAGCTGATGCAGGTGCTGCAGACGAATGAGGGCATCACGCTGCTCGACAAGAATGACGAATTCGACACGCACGCCTACACGTTCAGCGGCCTGAGCGACGTCATCCTGCAGTTCGGCCAGCAGCTGGCTGGCGCGTCTGGCATCCCCCTGGTGCGCCTGTTCGGCCAGTCGCCGGCGGGTCTCAACGCCACGGGCGACGCGGATATCCGCAACTACTATGACAACGTGAACAGCCAGCAGGAGGCCCGCATGCGCGCGCCCGTGGAGCGGCTGCTGCAGGTGGCGTTTCGCTCGCTCAAAGGTACGGCCGCACCGGTGGAACTGGGGTTCATGTTCACGCCGCTGTGGCAGATGAGCGAGAAAGAAAAAGGCGAGATTGCGACGGCCACGACGAACGCGGTGGTGGCGCTCGAGGGTGCCAACATCATCACCAAGGGCATGGCGTTGCGCGAGATGCAGCGCTCGTCGCTCATCACGGGCCTCGGCTCGACCATCACCGACGAGGAAATCGACGAGGCCGACGAGGAGCCGCCATTGCCCACGGCACCGGAGGGTTCGCCCCTGCCAGGTGACCCGGATGCTGAGGTGGACGCCGACACGACCGAAACGCCTGGTGCGATCAAGAAAGCGGCCGACGCCTGGCGCCGGTATTTCCGACGCAAATAATTGTTGACGGCACCGTCAATTAGCGCCCATAATCGAGCCATCGCAACACACCGAGGGCAAGATTATGGAACGCAACAAGCAAATGGAAACTTACAGCGAGGCTTTCCGTGCTGCACCTGATAGGTTCGCTGAAGTGCTGGCCCAGCACTTGGCCGCGCGCGAAGCTGTTCCGTACAGCACTTCACTGCGGGAACCCCTGCGACTGGCTCGCGAAATGCGATCCGCGATGGCTGCGGTGGATCGCACCTACGACAACGAGTACATGGCTGACGGCCGCGCCGCCATCGCCAAGAGCGAGATGCTGAACGTGTGCATTGGCTTGCTCAACATCGCCGAGACGGGCGTGGTGAGCCTGGGTGCGATCCGTGCTGCCCGCGCCGTCATCGCCAAGGCTACCGGGAGCGCATCGTGAACAGCGTCGACACCCTCGCCCGCAACATGACCTATTACTACTGCACTGAAACCATCAAGGCGCAGTGCGTCGCCGCGGATCTGTCGGCCCGTGCCCGCTCGTACCTGGGCGCCCTGTGCGTCTATCAGCCGAGCCAGGTGCCGCCCGAGTGCCGCGCCTCGGCCGCCGCGCAGCAGGAGCGTGCAGCTGTCGCCTATAGCAGGGCGCGCGACTGGCAGACCGCTCATGAATCGATCGTTGAGGAGCCTGCAGCATGAGCAACGTCAAGCCGAAGGATCTGGCCATGGTGGTCAATGCGCCGCCACCCTGGGCCGGCGCGACATGCACCGTGATGCGCTCAGCGCCCGAATCTGTGCGTTTCCCCAATGGCCCGTTCTGGTGGGTCGAGATGGCGCGGCCGATGGATTGCTGGTCGCCGGCGCGGGGGCCGCACATGTCCAGCGAGTGCGTTATTCCCGATGCGCACCTGCGCAAGATCGGCGGCCCCGATGTGGACGTCGACACGGTGCAGTTCAATCCTCTGGCGCACGAGCAAACAGCATGACGCCCGAGGAATTTGCGCACGAGTGGCTGTGCGAATCGCCTGAAAAGCCGCGCATGGTGCTCAAGCCGACCGAAGTGCGCTTCGTTTACACAGGGGAGCGCGCCATTGCGCTTTTGTGGAATTGCTACAGCCCCGAGGGCGTTGGCGTCTCACACGATGCCGAACATGCATATCACCTCTGGAAAATTAGCGCTCGCGGTCGACGCACGGTTCAGCGGTTTCCGGTCTCGGCCATCATCGCCCCGAATCAAAAGCGCATGGTCGTTCGAGTGGTGCTCGACTAATGGCCGCCCCCGAATTCACTGCCACGAGCTACCCCATTCGCCTCTACCTGGTGCGCAACCTGCGCGAGTGGAACGGGTTGATGAAACTGTGGCGCAAAAACTGGGCGTATAAAATAATTGTTGACGGCGCCGTCAATTAGCTACATAATCTGAGCACACCAACCGGAGCAAAGCATCATGGAACGTCCCGAATCCAATTTCACATTTGGCCCTTCGAGCGGCTACGGCCTCAAGCGTGCCGACTATCGTGGCTGGTGGCGCCTCATCGGGCGCATCGCCGTGCTCGTGCTGGCCACCATATTCGGTGCCATGTTGCTGCGTCCGGCCCACGCCGGCACGGTGCGCAGCGCAGTGGTCAACGACCCCGCCAGCGCCCGCGCGCAGGACGTCAAGCCGCTCATCCGCGACGACCTCGAGACCTACCTCGACGGTGGCCGCAGCGTGCTCGGCTGGAACATGCTGCGCGTCACGCCGACGCAACTGGTGGTCGACTTTCGCGCGAACGAGGTGGCCGCGTCGCGCCAGTACCTCGGCGGCCCGGATCTGGTCATCACGGGCACCGTGCGCCTGGTGACCGTCACGCTCAACACGCCGCGCATCGAGCTCGGTGGCGTCAGCGCTTTTATGCGCACGTCCGACGACTGGCTCGCCTCGCTCAAGCCTGGGCAGCGCGTTACGGTGGTGTGTCGCCGCGCGCGTCAGGTGATCGGCATGGTGGGCGCCTACGATTGCGAGCGGCGCGCCACGTACGTGCAGCGCATGACTGACGCCTATTTTTACAGCATGCACGGGCTGGCCCAGGGCGGCGACAAGATGGCGGCCAAGCTGCTCGAGATTGCGAGCCGCTGATGGCACGTCTTGACCGCATCCACGTGCAGTTTCGAGGGATATCTCGCACGCCTGACGTGAAGCCTTGGCGCTGGCACAAGATCGCGCCGAATGGGCGAATCCTCAGTGAGGGTGACGCGCATGAATCGTATTGTGGTGCCATCCTCGCGGCACGTCGCGCGAACCTCGGATGTGCGTATGAATTGAGCGTTTTTCATCCAGACACGCATCGAATTTTTTACTACGCCCAATGCGTCGGCGGCGTCTATCGAGTCCTATGACCACCTGCTGCAAAAACTCCGGCATCGCCCCGCTCACCGCCGACGAGGCGCGTGAGGTGATGCGCCGCTGGCGCATGCGCGGCGGCATGGCGTACATCGGCCACAGTGGTCGCCTTCAATTGGTGGCCGTTCTCGACACCCTGCTCGACCTGTTGGCCGCGAGCCTCGTGGTGAGCGGGTACGGCATCCGCCTGGCGCACGGTATCGAGCTCAACGCCGCGGGCCTCGCGCTGTGGCAGGAGACGCACCCGTGATTTGGACCACGCACGTTCACCCGCCCTGCCCAAATCAAGGGGTTCGAAATCAAAGAGGTGAACGCAAAATGACTCATCCGAGCACTGCGGCCGAATTTAGCGAGCAGGTAAAGGGCACAGCTTCCGCGCTCAAGATGGGCATGCTGTTAGCAGGAATACCGCCCGAATATGTCGAGCGATCGGAGGTGCTCGAATGGCTCAAGGCTGTGGCCATGAATCTCGAGAGTCGCAACTGTCAAATCAACAGCCTGCAACGCCTGTTCTTTGATGACGATGGTGGAGAAAAATGACCCTCGCCTACGTGCCTGCATGCCGCCTGTGCCGTGACAACGCGCCCAGCTTCTACATCACCTGCGAGGGTTGCAAGGTGCGGCGCGCGGCCGCGCTCAAGGCGCCCAATCTGCCCCTGCCTGCACCCAGCATCCCGAAGCCAGCATGAGCAACGCGCCGACGAAACGCTCGTTGCTTGAGAGTGGCAAATTCCTCACGCTGTGGTTCTGCGCCGTGAACGATCTGCCTGCGCCCGATGTGCGTGAAGCGGATGTGAAAACCTGGCCGTTTGGTGTCTGCGCCTACTACCGCAAAAACGTCACGAGCATCGCGCTCGAGCGGTGCGCACATATCGGCACCGCCGGGATGGCCTGGTCGTTCCCTGGTCACTCGGTCGATCGCACGCCCTACGGCGTGCTGCAGCACGAGCTCGGCCATCATGTCGACGTGCTCAAAAGCTACAAGCGCGGCGCATATTTTGGCGACTACAGTGTCGCCTTGCGCGAGCGTGCGGGCGAGACGCCGCTCACCTCGTATTGCCCCAATGACGCCGAATGGTTCGCGGAGATGTTCCGGCTGTTCGTCACGAACCCCGACCTGCTCGCCAATCTGAAACCGCGCACGCACGCCGCACTGTTGGAGGACTTCAAACCGGTGTTCGTCGACTCGTGGCGTGATCGTCTTTGCGACGCGCCGGCGCGCACCATCGTTTCCATCGAGCGTAAGCTCGCCAAAAAGGCTCGACCATGAAACCCATCCCCACCAAAAAAGTCGAGGCGCGCTATGCTCGCGCGCTGCGCAACGTGGCGCGGTTCTCCGGCCAGCTGGTCAAAATGCACATCGAGGGCGCGACCATCACTGACGTGCCGGGCCTGAACCGGGCGGTGAGCGAGTACATGCAGGCACTGGCACCGTGGGCTCGCCGCCGTGCGCTCGAGATGGTCACAGGGGTCAACACCAACAACGCGAAGTATTGGAGCGCCCAGGCACGCGAGGCGAGCCGCGCCATGCGCCTCGAGCTCGCTGATGCGCCAGTCGGCCTGGTGGCGCGCGGCATCGTGGCCGAGCAGGTCACCCTCATCACGTCGATACCTGCACAGGCGGCCGAGCGTGCCCAGGCACTGGCGCAGGAAGCGGTCGAGGATGGCACACGCGCGAGCGAAGTGGCTGAGATGCTGCAGGCCACCACCCAGGTCACCGAGTCGCGTGCTGCGCTCATCGCGCGCACCGAGGTTAGCAAGGCAAACGCCGCGATCAACGAGGCTCGATCGCTGAGCGTGGGCTCAGAGGGGTACATATGGCGAACGGCCGGCGACGCGGACGTGCGCGAGTCGCATGCCGAGATGGAAGGCCAATTCGTGCGGTGGGACGATCCACCCACGCTCAGCGACGGCACCACTACGCACGCGGGCCAGATTTATAACTGCCGCTGCTATGCTGAGTCGGTGCTGCCCGCGCGAGACTATTGATGCCATAATTCACACACTTTCGGGCGGGGGATGAAAACGCCCATTCGAAGCCCACACGGGTCTGCTTCATTGCGCGCCGTGTGGGCTTTGTCTTTTTTGTGATATCGTCGCGCCCCAACATGCCGCAGTATTTCGTCAGCCAGCAAATCAGCGAACGCATCAGCGAGACGCCGCAAGGCTTTCTCCTGTGTCAGGAGGTTCCGATCGCGCGTACGGGGGTGCAGGAATACCTCGCCCGCGAGATTGGCCTCGACGAACTGCCGCCGAACACCGTGGTGAACGTGAATCGCCTCGAGGCGGACGTCATGGCGCCCGAGGTGCTCGCATCCTTCGAAGGCGTCACCGTCACTCTTGGCCATCCGAACAATCAGGTGACCGCCGACAACTGGCGCGCTATCTCGATGGGGCATTTGCAGAACATCCGCCGCGGCGAAAGCGAGCAGGCACATCTCATCCTGGCGGACATGCTCATCACCGATCCGGCGACGATTTTGCAGGTCAAGGGTGGACTGCGCGAGGTTTCGTGCGGTTATGATTGCCAATATGTGCAGGATGATGATGGAAATTGGCGTCAAACCCAGATCCGCGGCAACCATGTTGCCATCGTCCCGCGTGGTCGGGCCGGGCCCGAGTGTTCAATCAAGGATTCGATCATGAGCAAAGTCGCCGACACCGTGCGCCGCATTTTTGGCCGTGCGCAAGACGAGGCCGCCGCCGCAGTGTTGGAAGGCGAGGCAGCCCTGGCCGCCGCATCTGCTGCCACCACGCCAGTC